ATCATATTGAGCTAATGGCCAATCACAATTTCCAGCACCAGTTAAATCTAATACCAATTCTCCACTGGTGTTATCTCCTCTATAAACTTTCCATGCACCATCAGATTGTGACATTACATGTGAAATAGAAGCATTAGTAATTGTTTCGTCTGCGCTTGCTGATAAAGAAGGAAGTGTAACTGTTGTAGCAGTATTACCTACAACTCTAATTACTGACTTACTTCTTTTATTGTTTACAATTTCGTATGGCATTTTATCTTAGTCCCATTGATGAACGCCTACGCATTGACATTTTTCTTTTCAATAGTGTACGGCGTATTTTAGCTCTTCTTGTTGTTTTCCATGAACGCTTTAGTAAGCGTGCTTTTCTTAATCTCTCTATTGCAGGTATTCTTTTAACTGTATTGCCTGATACTCTGAAACCTTTAATGCCTGAACGTCTTACATTTTTCTGTACGACAATTCTACCTTTTGCATTTCTTCGAATTCTACGGCGAATTTTTTGAACTCTACCCATACGAATAATGTTTGGGTTTCTTCTTTTTGTTGCCTCAACCAAATCTTCGCCTTCAAAAAAAGAATCAACTACTTCCGTTCTTTCTTCTTCTAGTTTCTGTTGTATCTTCTCAGACATTAAATTGTCAAAGCATTTTTTTGCTTCGACAACATTGCCTTCTAAAATTAAATCGATTAATTTCATTTTACTTTACTAAAAGCAAAACTTGCAACTTTTTCAAAGTGTGCAGGTGATTTATGTACCATGTCAGCTAACTTCTTCTTATTATCATCATTCACAGCTTTATGCACTTGTGTAATAGCTGATGCTGTATAATGATCTACTTTTCTAGTTTGACCGTTAGCAAACTTTACCGATTGTGCTTGTTTACCAGCAACAATCTTATGTAATGAATCCATAACTGCTTCTTCCAATTCAACTTCTTCCGATTGAATTGCAGAATCAATTGCAGTACCATAAGGCACAGTAAAATGTTTATCTAGTTTTGAATTATAATATAAAGCAACTTTTGTTTTATCTGGGTAAATACGAATTGCTTTACGTTTTAACATTAATACTACAGGAGGATCCTCTTGACTATTTTTAGAAGAATCTGCTTCTATAATATTTTCTTCTTTTATTTTTAGTCCATCATCAACTTTTAAATCATCACCAACTTTAACACGATGAGCTTTTACTTTTTTACCAGAAGGTCCAATTTTAAAATCTGAAGTATCTATAGTACGTTCGTCAATCTCCACTTCTTCACGAACAGCTTGACGAGTTTTTTGAAATATCTGTTTATTATTGCTAATTAAATCTACCATCTTATTAAAAAGATTTTGTAGAATCATTTTATCGGCATTATTAAATTGTGGTCTATCATCTTGCATCTTATCAAGAATTTTATGAATTCGTTGCAATTGTGCTTTGTTTGCTAGACCAGCTCGTACCAACATGTCAAACTTAGAATAGTCCGACTTTTCTTCTTCTACCAAATTTTTAAATTCGTATAAAGATTTCATTCTTCTGTTATTTCTTCTTCTGTATCTTGAACTTCTATTTCATTTTCTTCAGAATTACCACCAAATAAATTTGTGGCTAACTCTTTTTTCTGGCCATCTATAGCTTCAAAGGCCTTTGCGGATAGAAGGTCATTCAAGTTTTCTCTTGCAGCGGCTGCATTACCGGCAACAACATTATCAATAAATTGTGAAATATCCATGTTTTTCTCCATTATCGTCTATTTAGTATTGATGTATACCTATCTGTCTGTGCGTCTAATTCTGGTGTAGGTGACTCAGAATTTCTATCGTCTATTGTATTATCAACAGGAGGATATTCATCAGGTGATGCTGGCGGTTCTTGTTGTTCATCCATAGGAGGATCATTTAAACCTTGTTCATTTTCAGCATCTATTTGTTCTTGCATTTCTTCAATTTCATCATCCGTCATTTGTAAAACTTTCTTCTTTACAAATTCATGTGAGAAATATTTACCAATATAAGGATCAACCATGCCAACCATTTGCAGTCTATTTTGCAATAATTCAGCTTCTCTTAACTCAGTAAAGTTATTGTCTTTTTTGTAATCATAGTTAATAACTTCTTTCCATTCTCTCCATTCTTCTGAAGTACAAATACCTTTAAGTATTAATTGTGTACCTAAAGCTTCAGTGAAAATAATAGAAAATTTATTACGCAATCTTTGAATAAATTTTGCAAATTTTAATTCATCTCTTGTGATCTCTTGACTACGACCTAGACCCGCAAAACCACCTCCACCCTGTTCATCCAATCTAGAAAGAGGAACATTCAATGCATTGAGAAGTTTCTTTTGAAAATACTTAACATCTTCTAGTTCGCCAAGATTTTGCCCAGCTGGTAATGTAGTAATCTCTGTGCCTTTACCACCTTCTCTACGTGGTAACCAAAAATCTTCAAGCATCGACATGTGTTTACGATCATCACGCAATTCACCTGTTGATGCATCATAAACCATTTTATTACGATACTTAACCATAACATCACGTAGATATTGTTCTGCTTTACCTTTTGGCAAATTACCTACATCGATGTAAAAAATTCTACGTTCTGGTGCTCTTGAAATACGGTAAATAACTACTGCATCTTCAATCATACGTAATTGATTGAGTGGTTTGATTACTTTATGTAAGAAAGAAATTACAAAAGTATTCTTTGCATCCATTAAACCAGAATTGATATTGATAACTGAATCTGGTGATATTCTTAAACCTGAACTTGTTGATGAAGTATAATTTTGAGTGGTTGTACCTCTATCACTATAAACATAATATTCAGCCGTTGAAAGAATAACAGTAGCTCCAGTTTTTGGATCTCTACCTGTTTTTACTTCACGAACTTTTCTTATTTTTCTTGGGTCGATATAACGTAATTCTTGTATACCTTCTTTTGGATTTTTCTCATTTACTACGATATGATAGTACATTCTACCATCTATGTACCATCTTTTAAATAGATCAGAAGCTAAATTGGAAAAATTTAAAAGACGTAATACTGTTTCAAATTCTTCATTAATTTTCTTTTTAATGGAATCTGTTGTTTTTAAATTATCTGTATTTACATCAACAACTCTCTTATCAGTAGAATATGTAATGGCTTCATTTACAATTTCATCAATTGCCATTTCTAATTCTGGATGATTTGCCATTTCACGATAACGTGTAATAAGTTCCAATTCATTACGAACAGAACCCTCTAAGTCTACATATGTACCGTAATATGCATTTGAAGTAATTGTGACAGCACCATCATCGATGGCCTGGGTTGGGAGAGCGAAGGAAGCCTGTTCAGGTTTTTCAACCTGAACAATATCCTTTCTGCCGATAGTAAATCCGAAAAGTTTAATTGCCAAAATATATTAATCCTATAAAAGGAGAAAGAGCAAGAGCTCTTTCTCTATCAAACCACGTTGTCTGCAACTGACTCCCACCATTGATAGGTAAGGGTCACCGAAAACTCCTCAATCGTATCATTAGCACCCCAGTCAACATCAATTGGAGTAATATCTGTCGGAAAAAGACCGATAAATTTATATTTCTTTAATGAATCACCATTTTTAGCATACTGTGTAACTTCTCCATCTACAGTATATCCTAATGGTGATTGTGCTAAAGGTGTTCTCACGTTTAGACTATGGCTGTTAATGCCATTCATCCAACGTTCAAAAGCATTACGAATGATAAAATCTTCATCGTTAATAACTGTGATTGTCCAGTCTGCAAATGTTCTATTGCCTACAAATTTTAATTCACGTCCAAAATATTGAACAGGCACAATACCAAGAGTTGACCCTGGTAATTGTGCAGTTTTACACATGAATGTTAATTTTGTTTGTGCGTTTCCTGGCAATGAAAACGAAGGAAACGGCATACTAACCTCAAATAAATTTGGGCGTGCGCCGTCTCCTTGCATTTGAGAGCGGAATTCGTTAATGTTGAAAGCCATTTAATTATTCTCCTATCTCTCTATTTATTAAAACGATCCAACGACTTCATTGAACGATACGCCTGTGCGTACAGCAACAAAGTTAAGTTGGATGAAGTTGATTGAACGTGCAGGTTTAATATAGATATCACCAACAAACTCGTTACGATCAATAACTTCTGGTGTATTATTTGTAGTATCACATACAACACGATAGTCGTAAATACCACGGCGACCTTGTACATCACGTAAGAATGGTTCTACAAGATTTACAAATTGAGCTCTTGTAAATTCATCGTTAAATTCAAACAACGATGAACGAGATGCTCTCGCAATTGATTTCTCTAAAACAATGAATAGGCGGCGAACATTAATACGATCAAATGCTGAAGGTCTAGACAATAAAGTTTTGTCACCAAATAGTACGGTACCTTCGCCAGGAAATGTAACTACTGGGTTGATACCCATTTTATATAAACTATCTCTTTCAGCTTTAGTTGGATTCCAAGAAAGTTTAACAACATTTTTAATTTGACCTCTATTGAATCCTGCTGGTGAGAACCAAGGATCTCTTTCGATATCAGTTCTAGCACATAGTCCAGCAATATCTCCATTTAAAGGTATCCAACGATATACATCTTTATACTTATCGTACTGATATTTCCATCCAGAATCCATAACGGCAAAAGAAGATGGTGTTATAGTATCTCTTAAAGCTCTTATATCAGTAACTTCATTACCTGAATTGTTTACACAATCTGATTGCTCTGGAGATAAGAAAACTAAAACATCTTTTCTAGTTTCTGCCATAGAAATTAAATGATCTGGTGTAGTATCACCAACAGTTTCTCCGGACATTAATAAGGAAACATCCACCGAATCTGGATTATCAAAAAGATCATACGAAGAATTTCTGTTTCCAGCAGTTGGAGCTGCATCTTTACCACCACTTAAAACATAATCAGTAGTAACTAAAGCGTCTAAAGTTAAATCATTTTCAGATATTAAAAAGCTGGATGGTGCTCCCCAATTACTATCTGCTATAGGATGACTTCCCCACCAAACATATTTTGATCTAGAGTTAATAGCTTCAGCATAATAATTTGATGTTCCATCATCATTTTTAGCATCACTTAATTTAGACAAGAATCCAAATTTTTCTAAAACTGTTCCTTTTGTTCCAGAAAATTCACCATTACTGTCTATAACAACAACATGAATTTCGTCATTCGCAAAAGCTACATTTTTAGCTGTTGCGAAAGTTGAAGTACTTGCATTTGAACTAAATTCATCTCTATATGTCCATGTGGCCAATAAAGTTGTATTGGCATCACACATGGAAACCTTAAGAGAATTACCTAAAGAACCTGGATATTTTGCGATAAATGTTTTTGGATATAATTCAGAATCCAAGTTTGCACTTATTGGAAGAACATCATCGTATTCGGTTCTATTTCTTATTAAAATACCTGCTCCATCAGCAGTAGCATTGTTTGCGGTTGATCCTACTGAACGAACCACACGAAGGTCGTTTGCATACGATAAAAAGTTTGCTGCGGTGAAGAAAGAGGTGTATGTGTTGCTGTCTGGTTTACCAAATCTTTCTACTAGTTGAACTTCATTATTAATAGTTACAATTTCATTCACAGGTCCCCAGTTGAAATTACCGGCAAAACCACCAACAGTAGTTGCCACAGAAGGTACGACAGTTGTTAAATCAACTTCTGAGACATTCACACCTGGTGATAGTTGAAAAGCCATTTTTAAATCTCCTTTTTTCAGGCTGAATAAATTCTTTTATTGTCTATTTATGTTTTTAGAAAGTTGAGGGTGTATAACCTCTGGTTGACCAATGGTCTCCAGATGAATCTACGATAGCTTCTTCTCTACCATCATCTATGATACCAAAAGGCGTCAATTGTTCGTCACCCAACATGTCATTTTCTTCTAAAAGAACTTTTCTTATATCTATATTTGTGGCTTCTTTAAAATAAGACTGTGCAGATAACCACGAAAACAATACAAGACCCATCACCAAATCGTCATTATTACCTTCTTCTGCCGCATAACTATCTTTCTGACGCACAAAAGTATTTAATTCTGCAATCGTATCAAAGTCATTAATGATTAATTTATCATTTTCTACCAACGTTTTCAAGTTGGCACAACCAATCTTTTTAACAGTTTTGGTAGTTTTAACACCAAAGTTTGCAGATCGTTTAAATCCACCAGAAATCGTCTGACCTTTAATATGATGGTGGTCAATCTTGTAGACGTTTTCATATTCTAGATCATAATGTAAAATATCCACAACTTGTTGACCCACATTATTTGTTTCAATCAATACGAAGGCTTCATTATATTTGTTTGCCAAAGAATAAATTATTGTTGGGAAAAACAATAATGGTAACTTATTATTTCTATATTTGGCAACCTGTCTGTAAGGTACCTGAGAAACATCTATTACATTAATTGTTGAATAATCTCTATCAACACCCTCAGAACAATCTACTGTACAGATATACAATCGATCTTTCTGTGGTTGTTCGTAAATGTCTAAACCTTCTTCCGAATGTATAGGATTGAAGAAAGCCAACGATCTTAATTTGACACCAGAAACTAATGTTGCTGAGGAACCAATAAATTCAGTTTCAAATTCAACTCTAAATTGTTCTTCAGAGGTGTTGCGTATTGTTTCTTCTTTCCACTTTTGATCTCTACCTGGTACCATAGACCAATGAACTTCAACCGGAACATAAGTCGAACGATTTTCAATTGCATCTGTCCACATTTTGTAAAACAGATTCAATCCATTTGGAGTAGAAACAATAATGACCTTTGATGTTTGTCCAGAAGAAATAACAGGATACGTTGACTGGAAGAAATCAAGTGCCATATTATGTTGAACGAAAGCAAATTCATCTAAGAAAATTAAATTATACGAACCACCTCGAACACCAGCTGCTGAGGTTGCATATGCATAAATCTTAGAACCATTCTCAAGTTCAATATTTCTTTTATTCCAAACAATAATACCTTGCTGTAACCAAATAGGTAAATACTCGTAAGCTTTCTGTATTCTCGAAAGAATTTCTTGTGCTAGTTGACCTTTATTGGCCAAGATTGCAATTGAATATTCTTCTTGGAATAAAACACACCACAACATATAACCAACCGTTGTGGTTGTTTTACCAACCTGTCGAGGCATTTTTGCAATCGAAAAACGATTGTTATGAAAAGACTTAACCATTTCTTCTTGAAATGGCCACATATCAAAAGGAACTAAACCACGGTCTACGTTGACAATCTTAACATATGTTTTTATAAAATAAACGGGGTCTTCCATACACTTAACAATTTCAACAGCTTGTTCTTCAGTGTATGTAAGTTCAACGCCAACTTTCTTTAAGCGTTCATTACCAAGATAACCGTCATTCATTACTTAGAGATACTACGTAACATCCAAGCGTGTTTGTTGTGAGTGTCGATTCTACCTGCAAGAAAGTCCATTAGACCTTGTTGATCAAACTGTTCAGCTAATTTTAAAGCCATATTCAAAGTATTTAATACCATTTGATTATCTGTCATCAATTTTCTTGCCATGTCTGTACCAAGAGGAACATTCATTTCATCTTGAATGTCTGTTAATTCCATAAATCTACTAAAAGAACCTGGCGCATAAGCATCTAATGCACGAATTTGTTCCGCAATAGGATCTACTGCACCATGAAGCTCTTGATATAGATTACCAAAAAAATCATGATATTGTGGGAAGTTAGAACCTTCTACATTCCAATGATAGTTGTGTGATTTTAAGTACATAGCAAAAGTATCTGCTAATACTTTTTTCATCATCTCTACTAATGTTTCCATTTTTATTTCCTTTAAAGTGTTTATTTATTTTACTGCCAGGCTGGGAATTGTCGAGTATTGCCTGGCCATATAATTAGTACTGCGCCAGTCGAGCCAGCAGAACTAGTATAACTTGTAATAATAGCAGAATCCGTTGGATAAATTGATCCTCCACCAGCTCCTGGCGTAAAGTTGGCTCCAGTAATATTATCTACACTATCATAACCACCTCTACCGCTATTAGTAAGAGGAATTCCTCCTTGGCCAAAATATCCATCTGGATTACCGCCACCGCCGCCACTACCTCCTCTGGTTCGGCCGCTACCATCTTGCGTTCCTCTAAATGATCCACCGCCGCCGCCGCCATTTCCAACACTGGCAAATCCACTTCCTGAACCTCCGCTACCTGCACTACTTAAATGTCCTCCAGCGCCAGCAGTTCCAGCCCAGCTGCCGCCACCTCCGCCACCGGATCCTGCTAATTGTCCACTTAATCCGCCGCCATTTCCTCCGTTTCCACCACCGGTTCTAGTACCTGACGGAACTCCACCTGATCCAACAGTTCCGCTTGTTCCATTGGTAGCAGAAGAACCTGCTGATCTGTTTCCACCACCAGCTGTCATAGTTACTCCCGATACTGTAACTGCACTTACAGCACCATTATTTCCTATGTAATTAATCGCTGCGCCAGTACCTGTGTTTTTAATTGTTCCACCAACACTAGTTCCTCCTGCGCCTACTATAACAGTAATGCTTTGACCAGGAGTAACCGCCACATTATTTCTATAAGCCAAAGCTCCGCCACCGCCGCCACCATAATTTACTATACTCGTACCGGTGCCCGTTACTCCTCCCGACGCACCACCACCTATTGCAACAAATGATATACTTGTAACTCCAGCTGGAACAGTAAAAGTAAATGTACCAGCAGAAAGATATCTTTGTAGTCCCGTTACAACAGTTGCACTATTAACAGAAACAATATTTGGATTTAACGATGTGAGTGAATTAAGTAAAGGCATAAATTAACCATACGATGTAAGTGAACCTAACACTATCCAACTACTTGAAACTCTAATCAAAACAAAAGACACTAGTTCTTCTTTATTAGCTGTAGGAGTTGGAGCGGATCCTCCAAGCCAATTAATTGTTTGTGATACACCATCAATCTGCATTGCACTAGGATAGTAAGCTGTTGCGCCTTGAATTAATATTAAAGTAACAACTATACTTCTATCGTTTGTTGTTGGAACATTTGTAATATTTGCGGTAAAATTTGCAGAAATCGAACTATGATAGAATAAAGCTCCTAAAGAATAATCATGTGTTACTGCACCTGTTGCTGAAGTTTTTGTTTGTAATTTTTCTGTAGATTGTTGAAAAGTAGAAGTACCATCAAACGTAGATGTTCCAGAAACATTTAAGTTGGCACCAGACATAACCAAATTGCCAGTTAATGTACCACCAGAAGTTGACAATTTAGTATTTGCAGAAGCAAAAGCTCCGTTAGCATATGAACCAGATGTTACAGCACGTTGGTCTGCCGTAGCAGCATTAGTAGTTGCGGTATTTGCTTGACCATATGCAGCGTTAGTGTGATTTACTGGATCATAACCGCGTAAATTAATTGTATTCGCAGTTAAATCATCAAACAAAAAGTCCAATGTTTCATCAACAGCATTAGGTTTTATTTTTGTTAGTGCCATTATTCTTTACTCTTTAAAAGTTTTACCAATTCTTTGGTTGATCCTACAAACACAGCCTTATCAACAGTAATACCATTTGTAGGTGAAGATTCTTTTGGTTGTAAATCTTTTTTTCTTTTTTGTATTTCCATTAAATCTTTATTCATATCGGTCAGATGTTTTAACATATTTGCGGCAACTTCATATGCTCTTGGATGATCTGAAGCTCTAGCAACATTTAAAATTCCTTCCATAGCATCGTTACCTTTTTCTATAAGGTGCCTAATATTTTGACGAGCAAATTCTGCATCATCATCGATATCGTTTAAAGGTTCGACAACAATATTATTTGTTACTTTAATAGGTTCTACATCTAAAATTTCAGATAAGTTATTATTCATTTTATTCATTTTAATTATAAGTTTGCAATTGCAGTTTGAAAATCCCCATATGTTGCACAGTTAGCAACTAAAGCCTTCAATTCGGTAATTGAGATTGCGGCACCAGTTTGGACATTCGAATTGGGGAATGTTAAGTTACCATTTGTGCCAAAAGACCAAGATTTGTTGTTGGCCATTATAGTCACCGCAGGATTTGGACCTGAATCTATTTTAACGTGGCTGTTTTCGCCACCAAAATATAAAATAGCTTGACTATTATCTTGTGTTCCACCAGCACGGATATGAATATGTCCTGGAGATGTTGGATCCAAAATAATATATTGGTCGGCGTCTTCCAGGCCTTGTTGATCAGGCACCAATCTCATGGTATTGAAACCTAGTCCGTCACCCGATGTATTACCTGACCAAGATATATAACCCAAACGGTCACCGGCAGCAACACCATCACCAATGCCGTATATCTTGCCTTCGCGTGGTAATGTCAATGAACCTGTGCTACTAAAAGTCCATACTGATGTAACTGCACCACCTGTATTTGCTTGTATTGTAACATCTGTATTTGCATATACTGTTGATATACCTGTTGCTTGAGCAAAAAAACCAGAAACATCATTATCAACATTTGCTGTAATTGCTATTTGATTTGTTGGCATATTGAATATTCCGCCACCACCACCAAATTTTAAATCACCAGTCATTGTATCACCAGACTTACTAACTTTGGTGTTTGCAGCATCGTATGATTGCTGAGCTAAAGTGTTTGATGTATTAGCTTGGCCATATGCAGCATTAGCATAAGCACCCGAAGTAACTGCTTTCTGATCAGCTGTTACAGCATTGGTATTTGCAGTATTAGCAACACTATAAGCAGAGTTAGCATAAGAACTTGCACTATTAGCGGTATCTCTAGCCCACGAATCGGTAATACCACTATTTGCGACAGCAAATGCTGCATTAGCATATTGACTTGCACTTATAGCATTACTATTTGCAGTGTTCGCAACACCAAATGCCGAATTGGCATAACTTGATGCGGAATTAGCAACATCACTAGGAGTATTTGCTTTACTAAAAGACGCATTTGCATAACTTGATGCTGAGTTAGCCACTTGACTAGGAGTATTTGCCTGAGTAAATGCCGCTGCAGCAAACGGAATATTTGCTTCAATTGAATCATTTATTTGTTGCAAAGTAACTTTTCTAGTTGTTCCACTAGAAGTATCATAAACAGGTATAACTGTTAATACTAAGTTTGCATTTACAGTATCAAGTACTGTTAGTTCTGAGAATTTTTTGGTTGCCATTTAAGCCTCTAATTTAAATCTTCCATCTTCTGTGACTAATTCAAACCCATCTTCGGTAAGAAGTAATATTGAAGCTGGTTCAGCAGGGTTTGTGTATTCTTCTGAGAACCCAAATTCATCATCAGGTTCTGCTGTAATTGGAGAAGGTGTTGTTTTTATTTCCGTAACGACCGCGTTTACTGATTGTATATTGTTAGAAGGGTCTTGCGATACAATAATATTTGTATTTGCTTGACGGACATATTTTCCAGTATTAAGTGATGGCCAAATATATCCTTTTACTGTAAATTCTAAATCCCAAGTTATATATCTTGTTGATAAAAAATCACCTTCATATTCTGTTGTTGTGTTTACTGAATTTAAAATAATTGGTAGATCATACTTTTGATCCATACCAGGTATAAAATCTACAGTAACATTAAAATCTGGTGTAAAATACGGTAATATTTGTTCCAATATCTGTGTACCATCTTCAGTATTTCTTACGAAGATCGACATTGAAAAGTCGAAGTTATATGGTATAGGAACAAATTGTGTATTAATTCTTGTTGAATTGTTTGCAGAAAAATTTCTTATTGAAGAAATTTGTTTTCTTCCTGAATCATAACTAAGTCCAGTCATTTCAAATGAAATTCTAGGTACAACTATAGCAACACTTTTAATTAAATTTGGATCTGAGAAAAGTCTTGTTACATATTTTTCTTTTGATCCATAACTTAATGGTACACGAAATCTTTCTTTTTCCTGCGAAAGGTCTTTTGTGTAACGAATTAATTGTATGTTATTAAAGAGTGTACCAAAAGCTACAACAACTTTTCTTATTGTTCTGTGGTAAAAATGTCGATTCTGTAACATCAAGGTTCTCCGAATGGGTTGACTTCAGTAAAATCAATAATAGAATCCGATTCGGTTTCAATTCCATAATTGTCATTTATTTCTTCAAATGCATTATCTAATGGTACCATATCATCAGCTGCTTCATCCATCGTCCATATTGCATTACTTGTATTGCCTTTTAATGTAGTTCCCGAAACAAAACTTCCTTTTACTTGAACAACATCAATATATCTTGCTGGATTCCACGTATGTACAATAGCTTGTGCTGTTGAGTTTGCCAAGTTTGCACCTTGATATACAATCTCACCTTTTACATATGTACCTGTTCCCGAAGTAGGAACTGATAGGCGAGTTTTTGCATAATATTCGAAAGCATTATCATCAATTTCTTGTTTGCCTGTAGAAATAATTTCTTGTGAGAAAACAAACTTTTTCATCTTGATTGCATAAACATACACATTACCACCACGTCCACGACCTAAGGTGTAGAACATAGCTTGATCATCTTCATGTTCAACAAAAGTAATTTCAAAGAAAGACTTTAATAAAGGCATATAAATTAAATCACCTTCTCTCGGTCTTGTTGGTGCTTGGTTTTCGGTAGCAACAATATCACCAATTCTTGGACGATTAAAATTGCTTGAACCAACAGCGTATTTAAATCTGCGGCGAGAAACTAATACTGTAGCTTCATCCTGTATCTGCAAACCAAATTTTGATGCAAAGTCTCCCTCTCCATCCATACCAGTAATGTTTTCGAGATATATTTCTAACGGATGTGCAGAGACATATTGTTTTAGTGTATCTTCACCAAATAATTTATCAATACCATTAGGATCTCTAGAAGTTCTCGGCATATAATAAACATCCATGCCGTATATACCAAGAGCTTCAATCACCAAATCTTCAACTAAAAGTTGTTCATTGGTTATTTGATCCTGAGGAAATGGTTGAAAATAAAAATTTGTAGCCACGTTTAACCCATCATAAAGTCATTTGGTAATACGTTGTATTGCTGCATCTCTGCTTCAATTTTATCAATCTCTGCAACAGCCTCATCGTAAATTTCTTTTCCATTTAATGTGACACCACCAGGCATTTGTATGCCACCAAACTTTTTCATATTACTTCCCCACTGTTGTTTAATCTTGGCGGTGGCATATTGTTTTAAAAATCTATCGTTCCAAACGTCTGAAACTCCAGCTTTTGTTGCAGATACTCCGGAAACATTTGCTGTAGGAGGTTTACTTAAATCAATATTTGTTGGTGAATTTATTTTTCTTATTTGAACTTGTTGTCCATCAGACAATGTAATAAAGTCATTCTCAATTACTTCTTGATCAAATTTTGTGTTTGTTCCAATTACAGTGTTTGACGATGTGTTCCCTGTTAATGTTCCTGTTAATGTGACCGTATCTGGATCCATTTTACGATAACATTCAATGATTACATATTCGCCAACTTTTGCATCACTCTCCCAATTAATATCTAACATGATTCTATTCATGTGTCGATTAAATCTAAATTGAGGAGTGCCTGAGAATAAAAGATTTAGTGTGCGAATATGTTGCATAGTAATCTCATATGAAACATAAGACACAGAGGTAAAATCATAGAGATCGTGTAATCTAAGTTGATATCTTAGATCGAACATATTAATTGAAGAATTGGAACCATCAAAAGGAAGAACACCAGTAACAGATATTACGGCATCAGGACAATATATCCAACGGCGATCAATATCTTCTTGCGTAAATTGATGTTTCATGTACAGTTTTTCACAACCATCAAAATGGTAATCATAAAAAAATTGAAGTGCATCATCAATTCTATCTTCTACTTGATCGTCATCAACATTAATATTAATGACTGGCCAACCAAGTTGACGTAAACAGTAATCTTTGAATTGTGCTCTAGTTGATGGGGATGCCATAAATTCTCCTTTTACAGAGTATTTATGCCATCTTATACTTTAACACTTTTTATAGAGTAAATGATCCAGATCCGGTGAATGTGTAAATTCTATAACCACCCGATATTGTCAATGTGGGTGAACCAGTAGTTGATGTTGCATTGGCTGTAGTATCTTTCCTCCTTACTCCT